CAATCTGCATATAGATTAATAGATGATCCTTGTCCTGGTTGTGGAGAGGATGTTTTTTATGATTTATTTGGTAAATCTTGGCCATTGCATCAGGCATATGGAATCAATAATAATAGTTTCTACGTCCCAAATGTTGCGATGAGAAAACTTAAGGAGTTTGGTATTGACAAATTGAAGGCACAGTGTAAGAATGATACATATGGCACCGAAAGAATTCTTGGTGCTATTGCATATTATGCTTGTGGTTTTGATCATTCCGCAACACTGCTTGGTGAAGACTGGGTATGGGATGCAACACAATACAGACGTAATACTGGATTCACAAAATACATCTATAAGCATACTCTAAGCAGACAATGAAGATTTTAAACGAAGTATTTGATAAGGTTTTTGTCCTTACTACTCCTTATTTTGAACAAAGAATTCAAAATATGAAAGAGCGTCTAGAGGGATGTGAGTATGAATTTTTCATCGGTGCATATGGTGGAGACATTAATGTGCAAAAATATAGGGATCTTGGATCTCGTCTTACTAGAGGTCAACTTGCCTGTGCCCTAAGTCACTATCAAATTTGTGCAAAGATTGTAGAAGAAAATCTCAACAATGTCTTGATTCTAGAAGATGATTGTGGATTTTATGAGTCTGTTAATAATTTACCAGATTATTATTCACAACTTCCTGAAAACTATGGAATCTTTTTCCTAGGATATGACTGCCCATCTTCCAGTCCATATTCCTCACTTTTAATGGAAGTTGGTAGTGGAAATGTTGGATATACTCACAGTATGAATATGAGCAGATCCTGTGCCGAAATGGTTCTAGAAGTCAACAAGGATTTGCTTTGGACTGCAGATGGGGTTTCTGCAGAACTGTTAAATAGGTATGACACAAAGTTTTATCTGGCAAATCCAAAAATTACTTATCAAGATAATGATGGTACAACATCAACCTTGGTAGAAGTTGATATTAAACACGGTATGGGTTTATGAAATTTACCTTTGGTATTGTTACTTCTGGACTTGATGATCGTGTTCAGATTGTAATTAATAGTATAGAACAACTGAATATTCCAGAATACGAAGTTCTTATTATAGGTAATTCATCGGTTTCTAGAGATAGAACCAGAATTATTCCTTTTAATGAAAATGAAAGACCTGCCTGGATTACCAGGAAAAAAAATTTAATCACGCAATACGCAAAATACGATAACGTTGTTTATGCCCACGATTATCTTTATTATGATAAAGACTGGTATGAGGGTTGGTTAAAGTATGGTGAAGATTATAAAGTGTGTATGAACCGTCTGATTAATGCTGATGGAACCAGATATCGTGATTGGTGCATCTGGCCACATAACAATAATTTTGTGGATGGGATTGTGACTCGTCAAAGAGGATGTTTACTTCCTTATGATATGAATCATCTTTCTAAGTATCTGTATTTCTCAGGTGCTTACTGGGTTGGAAAGAAAGATGTAATGACTGAGTTTCCACTTAATGAAAATCTTCTATGGGGACAAAGCGAAGATGTTGAGTGGTCTATGAGAATTCGTGAAAAGTATGATTTCTCTATGAACAAACATTCATCGGTTCATTTGATGATGTATAAGGATAGGGCATTTGATGAACCAGATGATATTGCTATCGAACAACTAATGATGATTGAGGGTTAAACAATGACTAAGACTGTAGTTTTTATGCACGTTGCTACTGTAAATCAGTATCAACAAGTTTTTGAAGAAGTTTTTGAGAGTATTATAGACTCTGGACTTCTTGATGAATCTGAAAAGGTTAATATTTGTGCCGTTGGTAATGGTGATTTAATGCTCCCAGAAGGGGAGAATATTGAGGTTCACTTTGATCCTAGGGCAGAAATTGACCCTCGTGGATCAATTGAGAATGGTGAATTCTTTACTCTTAGTAAGATTAAAGAATTTGCAGATGCTACTGAAGAAAATTATAATCTTCTGTATTGCCATCTCCGTGGAGTTACAAGTCCTGGTAATAATCATATTACTACTTGGAGAAAGTATTTGACTGATTGGAATATTGATGACTATAAAACTTCTCTAGAACTTCTTAATGAATATGATGCCGTTGGTGTTGATCTAATTGCTAAAGAGCGTTGGCCATTTGCAGATCACTTCTCTGGAAACTTCTGGTGGGCAACTACTGATTACATCAAAATTCTTCCTACAGTTGAAGAAATCAGTGATCCTAATTCTGAACAGAAAGCAACTCTGAGACACAATGGTGAGTTTTGGATTGGTATGGGTAATGGTAAATTGAAGAGTAAGCACGACTCGGAAGTTGATATCTGTAGTCGTCATCTAATCTCTTGCCCAGAGGAGGATTTCCGATGAGTCGTTGCTGCTTCATTATTTTTGCTCATTCCACAGATCACGATGTGGATGATCTTGAAGATATGATTGAGAATATTGAATACTTTCACGACGACTGTGACTTTATTGTTAATCATCCAAATATTGTTCATCCAAAAGTAAGAGTTCGCCATATGCCTGGCGTTCTTAATCATTCTGATTTTATTTTTGGTGCCTATGCAAAAGTTCTCAAGGAACTGACTGTAGAAGAGATTAAATCATTTGATCATTTTTGTTTAGTATCTGCCAATCAATATTTTGTAGATAAAATTAAATTTGAAAAAGGTGTTAACTACGTTCAGTTTTATAATACCGAGAACTGGGATGATCTTTATATCGGAAAGGATATGGACAAAACGATTATAGGGTTTCCTCTTCAACAACCCTATGGACGTTGGGATCCTAAAGATCTTTATAAGATATATGGAATTGAGACACCTATGCCATCAAACTGGGAATGCCTGACTCTTACCAGTGAGGCAACTCTTTTGGCAAAAGAAAACGTTGACTCCTGTGCAGAAACATATTATAATCAGGATATGATTAGCATTTTCCCTGGTTATATGGCTCTTATGTCAGGTCAACCTTGGGAGTTTCCTGCCCATTTTGGAACTTATGATCCATCAAACCGTGCCTTAAGGAATACACATTTGTTTCCAGAGCAGGTTGTAGAGAAAAGAAATGCTGGATACTTTAGTATGAAACGGGTTAATTACAAGCGTTTTTGTCCTGTTAAACAGTTTATTAGAGACACCTTTATGAATTGAGGCAATGGATTACAAAGCAAAACTAGAAGAATACTTCACAACTTTTTCAAATCAAGATCTTGATGGACTCTCCAGAATGTTCAGTGATGATGTCATTTTGGTAGATTGGGACATTAATGCCAGTGGTAAAGAAGAAGTTTTAGAAGCAAATAAAAAAATCTTTCAATCTGTAGATACAATTAATGTTGTTCCATACTTTTATTATGCTGGTGAGGAAGCATATGCTGTTGAGATTGATGTGATTGTAAATAGTGGTCAAGAAAGTGAAGAAACTATCCAGGTCGTTGATATTATTTCATTGAATCAAGACGGTCTAATTCAATCCATTGAAGCTTATAAGCGATGAAGAAAAAGTTTAATTTGATGAGCGATACGTTCACTCATTTGACAGGTGGCAATAAAGGATATTCTGTTCACGGAAAGGCATCCAGATACATTGAGTGGGTTAAAGATCCTTCTCTTGAGATTTCTTTTTATGTTGACGATACAATTCCAACTGCTTTTAGTGATAATGTTGTTGGTAAAAAATATGCCTGGTTGTTAGAATCTAAGTATATTAAACCAGGGATTGTTAATGCAGTAAAAACCAATTACAAAAAATATCTGGATATCTTTGAGGCAATCTTTACTCATAATCAAGAACTTCTTGCACTTGATCCCAGATTCAAGTGGTGTCCCGCCCAGGGATTCTGGATCAAAGATCCAAAGATCTATGAAAAGACTAAGATGATTTCTATGATTTCATCTGACAAGGCATTGACTGAAGGGCAAAAATACAGACTTCAGTGGGTTGAAATGATTGGAGATCAACTGGATCTTTATGGACGTGGTTTTAATGAGATTGCCAATAAGGAAGAAGGTCTTTGTGACTATATGTTCTCTGTGGTAATTGAAAACGGATTCTACGAATCTTACTTTACCGAAAAGATTATGGACTGTTTTGCAACAGGAACAGTTCCAGTTTATATGGGTTCTCCTGACATTGGTAAATACTTTAACAAGGATGGAATTATTGATCTAACAGAAGAGTTTGATGTCTCTGAAGAGATCTATAATAGTAAAATGGATGCTATTAAAGATAATCTTGAGAGGGTAAAACAATACGAAGTTCTTGAAGACTTTATTTACCTTAATTATTTTGGAGATGAAGAATGACGATTAGTTATAATCGCTTAGGATCAAATGGTCGTCTGGGAAACCAGATGTTTCAGTATGCTGGTCTACGTGGTATTGCCGCAAACCGTGGATTCAATTGGTTGATTCCCAGACCAGATAGTTATGGGGATTCTAACTACGGTCTCTTTGACTGCTTTAAAATGTCTTCGGTAACAGAAGAAAATTTTGGAATGTTAAATGCCCAGAGCATTGCGACTGGACAGTTTCATTTCAGTCAAGAGTTTTATGATAATTGTCCAGACAATGTAAATCTTCACGATTATTTCCAATCAGAAAAGTATTTTCTGAACATCAATGAAGTTATCCGTCAAGACTTTACATTCAAAGATGATGTTCTGGAACCTTGTAAAGAAATCATTGATACTCTTACAAATCCAATCTTCCTGCACGTTCGTCGGGGAGACTATCTGAATAGTCAGAACGCACACCCAGTTTGTTCGATTGAGTATTATCAAGCAGCACTAAGTCAGTTTCCTTCAGATTGTCCAGTTCTTGTATTCTCTGATGATATGGAATGGTGTAGAGAGCAAGATTTATTTAAAGAAGATAGGTTTATGCTTTCTGAATATGAAGAGCGTTATCCTCAAACTTGCGATACAAATGATGGAAGACAACGTGCCTTGATTCCATACTTTGATATGTGTATGATGTCTCTTTGCACTGGTGGAATTATGGCTAACAGTTCAATGAGTTGGTGGGGTGCCTGGTTAATTAAAGAACCAACCCAATCAATTATTGCACCAGATCCTTGGTTTGGTCCACAATACAAAGATTATTATATGGGAGATTTACTTCCAGACAATTGGATTCAATTAACAATGGAGGAAGAGTGATCCTATGGATATGAAAGATATTACTTATATAATGCCAACAAGAATTGAAAGTAATGATAGACTTAGGAATATTGTTACGTCAGTTACTTTTCTTCTGAAAAACTTTCCAGATGCAAAAGTTTTGGTAAAAGAGGTTGACACAGAATCTGTATTTCAAGAACACGCTCTTCCAATTATTAAACAGTATGCTTCAACTGATAATCTAAGGCATATCTTTGAAAAAAATAATGAAGATGTTTTTCACAAGACTCGTTATCTGAATGATCTTATTCTTGAAGCAGATACAGAAATTATTGCAAGTCATGACGTTGATGTAATCTATCCAGTTGCAAGTCATCGTATTGCATATGATCTAATTAAAAATGATAAGTGTGATGTTGTATATCCATATGGTTGTGGAGTATTTCAATATCAAGTCAATAATTATGCAGATCTATTTGAAGATTTCTTGAACAAAGACTTTGATATGGAAGTCATTATGCCTCAGTGTAGAACGGAGGCATCTACAATCGGATGGACACAATTCTATAATCGTAAAAAGGTAATAGAAGGGTATATGTGGAATGAATTATTCCTATCTTGGGGTGCTGAAGATTGTGAATTTTATTTTAGATTTAATGCCTTAGGTTATAGGGTTGGTAGAATTGATTCTCTAATTTGGCATTTTGAACACGAAAGAACTCATAACTCTCATTATCACAATCCAAAATTTACTCAAAATCACAATCTTTGGCAATGGTTGAGAGAGCAACAACCAGAGATGATAAAGAGTTACTATGACAATCAACCTTATGTAAAACGGAGATGGACTGATGCTGGCATTTAATCATTTAGGAAAACTTGGACGACTTGGCAATCAAATGTTTCAATATGCCTCACTGAGAGGTATTGCTGCTAGAAGAGGATATGACTTTGGAATTCCTCCTTCTGCGTTTAGTGATATTTGGCAAGAGCACCAATTATTTGAAGTTTTTGAACTTCCACATCTTAGTCAGAAGAATATTAAGATGCTGGATAATGGATATGCTCCTGTTGCTAAAGAACGTAGTTTTGAATTTGATGAACTACTTTTTAATCAATGTCCAAATGATATTACGATCTTTGGATATTTTCAAAGTGAAAAATATTTCAATCATATTGCAAACAGTATCCGTGAGGATTTTACTTTTAGATCTCATATTCTTGGTCCCTGTCTTGATATGATGAGTGGAATTGAGAATCCTATTTCTCTTCACGTTCGTCGCACTGATTATACAACAAATCCAAATCACACTGCATTGAGTATCAAGTATTATGAGAAGGCATTGAAAGAGTTTCCTGAAGATGCAACCGTAATTATTTTTACTGATGATGTTGAATGGTGTCAGAATCAACCTTTATTTGAGCCTGATCGTTTTATGATCGCAGAAAATAATCCTAATTCTGTAGATATGTGTTTGATGTCTCTATGTAAAGGACATATTATTGCTAACTCTTCATTCTCTTGGTGGGGTGCTTGGTTATCGAAAGCTCAGAAAGTGGTTGCACCTAGTGTTTGGTTTGGTCCTGGAAATAAAGACAAGAGCACAAAAGACTTAATTCCTATTCGTTGGATTGTAGTATGACTTATTCCATTTATGGTGGAACAGGATTTGTCGGTGGAAATTTCTGCCGACTTTTTTCTGATAATGTGATTCTACAAAATCGTGATGAAAGAAAACCAAATACAAAAGAAATAATATATTTTATTTCTACAGTAGACAATTACAATGTTCATACTAATATTACTCTAGATGTTGAAACTAATCTCAAAGTTCTCTGTGAAGTTTTGGATTTTTGTAGAGATACTAACACTGTCTTCAATTTTGTTAGTTCTTGGTTTGTTTACGGGGAAACTGAACTACCAGCAAAAGAAGAATACTATTGTAAACCAACAGGATTTTATTCAATCACCAAAAAAGCAGCAGAAGATCTTTTGATTTCTTTTTGTAGAACTTATGGTGTTAAGTATCGTATTCTTCGCCTGTGCAATGTAATGGGTAATGGAGATGGAAAAGTATCTGCTAAGAAGAATGCCCTGAGTTATATGATTGATCTTCTTAAAAAGAATGAGGATGTCTATTTGTATGACGATGGAACTCCCATCAGAGATATTATGCACGTTGATGATGTTTGCCGTGCAATTGATCTGGTCTGTAGGGAGGGTAAATTTAATGAAATATATAATATTGGAAGTGGACAACCAACCCCAATCTCTGTTATAATAGAGACGGCAAAAGAGTATTTGGGATCCACCTCAAACATCAAAAGCAAAGAAGCACCTGAGTTTCATAAAATTGTCCAGGCAAAAGATTTTTGGATGGACACTACTAAGTTGAATAGACTTGGATTTACTCAGGAAATTAGTAATGATCAAATTATTCAAGAACTATGTCAGTAGAACAAGAAGTTTCATCTTTGATTTCTAGTCTTCAGGAAAGGGGTGAAAAACTCTTTCCTTATATTTGTAATAACAATTATGAGAAGGGTAAGAGTAACATCTATTATTCTGGACCTTATTGGGACGAAAGAGAAGTTACTGCAGCAATCACCACACTGTTGACTGGTAAGTGGCTTCCTTCTGGGGAAGAAGTCAATAAGTTTGAGCGTCAGTTTTCAAAGAAGTTTGGATTTGAGCACTCGGTAATGGTGAACTCTGGTAGTTCTGCCAACCTTGTGATGATTGCTGCTCTTAAAAAGTATTTTGGTTGGCAAGATGGTGATGAGATTATTGTTTGTGTCTGTGGATTTCCCACGACAATCAATCCAATCATTCAGAATAATCTGAAACCAGTATTCGTCGATATTAGTTATGATGACCTGAACTGGAATCTGGATCAAATTAAGGAAAAGATTACGACAAGAACTAAGGCAGTGTTTTCCTCTCCTGTTCTTGGAAATCCTTATGACTATGATAAACTTCTGGATATTTGTGAAAACTATAATATTAAATTAATCGCAGACAACTGCGACAGTCTTGGTAGTAAGTGGAAAGGTGAATATCTAACAAAACACGCTGTTGCTGCTTCTTGTTCTTTTTATCCTGCCCACCATATTGCTACAATTGAGGGTGGTATGGTTTCTTCTAATATCAAGGAGATTGTGGATATTGCCCGCAGTTTTGCCTGGTGGGGTCGTGACTGCTATTGTGTCGGGGCACAAAACCTCCTTGAGTGTGGCGTTTGTGGTAAAAGATTTGATACTTGGTTGGAAGGATATAAGGAGATTGTAGATCACAAATACGTCTTTGGTAACATTGGATATAACCTCAAACCAGCAGATCTTCAGGGTGCAATCGGTCAAGTTCAATTAACCAAAGTTGATGAGATCCACCAAAAACGTCGTCACAATAAGGAAAGACTTCAACAGATTTTTGAACGTCTTCCTTTCTGCAGAGTAATCAATGAAAAACCAGATGCAGAGACAAGTTGGTTTGGTGTTCCTATTGTATTTGAATATGATAAAGCAGGTCTTGTCAAATGGTTGGAGAATCATAAAATTCAAACAAGAAATTATTTTGCGGGTAATATTTTGATGCATCCTGCCTATAAGCATCTAGAACCTGCCAGTAACTATCCCAATGCTTCTAAAGTTCTTGATAATGTCTTCTTTGTTGGATGCTCACCAGTCATCACTGATGAGATGATAGATTACATTGAAGAAGTTGTAGAAGAATATCGCACAACTAAAATTCACTATCACCCCGTATAAGAATGGAAAAAAATAAATCTGCATACAAATTGAAGGGTCTTCCTTCCATTTACTATATTAATCTGGATGATCAACCAGAAAGAGCACAGTATATGGAAGATCAATTCAAATATTGGGAGATTGAAAATTATACCCGTATTTCTGCTTATGATGGTAGAGAAGATGATTTAAGCGATATTATCAAGGGTAGATATCCTGATAATGTTCTCTCTGGTGAAGTTGGGTGTGTTACATCTCACCTTAAGGCACTCAAACATTGGCTAGAAAATTCTACAGATTCTTGTCTTCTCGTGATGGAAGATGATTGTGATCTGGATGTGGTAAAGCATTGGCCCTTTACCTGGAAAGATTTTTATTCAAAGGCACCATATGATTATGATGTAATTCAACTTGCAATCATCAATCCAGCACAGGTTCATTTACAACTTCATAAAAGATTTGTAAATGATTTTTCAACTGCCTGTTATATGATTACTCGTCATCACGCTCAGAAGTTGGTCAACCTTCATTGTCGTGATGACAAGTATAAACTTGACCAGGGAGTAAAACCAAGGGCAGTTGCTGATGATTTAATCTATAATTCTGGCAATACTTTTGCAATTCCCTTGTTCCTTTATAAAATTGAATTGGGTTCATCTATTCACAGTGAACATATTGATATTTTCCATCGTAGTAGTCACGAAGGTCTTTGGCAATTTTGGCAAAATCAGGCAATGGATATGACAGATTGGAATCCAGTATTTGATTATGATCCTTATGCTGGTCGTCTTCCACCTGGATGGGAAGGAAAATAGTAAGCATTTATACTTAATTTGTTAGAGAATCTAAACATAAAGGGACTTGACGCCCCTTTATTTTTGCTATATAATTGTGTAACAATTCTTAACGAATTTACAATGACTGTAACAACTAATGAGTATGGCCAGCAAAATATGTGGGCCAAAGAACCTGAAATGGTTTACCAAGAATACAATCGCAAGGGTCTGTTGACTCCTATGCAAATGACGGAGATGTATAATGGACGCTGGGCAATGGTCGGCATTATTGCTGGTGCTGTTTCTTATCTTGTCACTGGCAAGCTCTTCTTCGGCATCTTCTGATTGAGAGCTTGACAATGACTTCACTTTTGTTTACAATGACTTCCGTTGCCTTCTTTGTATTGCTGGCAATTTCCGTAGAAAAACTTTGTGAGACTTATTGATGGCTACCTATTCGATTACCCTTCAATCCCCTGATGGCACTGAGCAAACTATCCAGTGTCCTGATGATCAATATATTCTTGAAGCTGCTGAAGAGGCAGGTATTGATCTCCCCTCTTCCTGTAAAGCAGGTGCTTGTTCTGCCTGTGCTGGCAAACTGATTAGTGGCACTGTAGATAATGAGGAGCAGTCTTTCCTTGATGATGACCAGATCGCTGAAGGTTGGGTGCTTACTTGTGTGGCATATCCCACCAGCGACTGTGTGATCCTTACCGAACAGGAAGAAAACCTGTGACCGCTGGAATGCTTGGGCAGTTCGCACTCGCCCTTCAAGAACTTGGATGGGACGCCAACGATGAACTCTCTGTTGAGATTGGTGGCGTAGCAGTAACTGGAACTGCGACTCATCCAGACGCAAATGCAAAGTGGGCGAAGCCATTTGGAACCGTAACCTATCAGAACGACGCTTTTATTGTTATCAAGAATAAAACCAGAAGTCCTATGGTCTTCTCCCAACCCAATCCAGAACTTAAACAACAACACCCCTACAAAGGAGAAAAACAATGAAAAATTTTGGTTTTACCCCCGAAGCAGAAATTCTTAACGCCCGTCTTGCAATGATTGGTTTTGTTGCTGGCGTGGGTTCTTATCTCTTTACTGGTCAAATCATTCCTGGAGTATTCTGATGGAAGTGACTATGCGTAGAGAAGGATATCAAATTCCGCAAGTTCAATTTACTTTCAGAGAGAATGGAGAGTTTGTTACTCGCACGACTGCCGATCTCTTTGATGGTAAGCGTGTGGTTATTTTCAGTCTGCCTGGTGCATTCACTCCTACTTGCAGTGCTTATCAGCTCCCTGGATTTGAAGAGAAGTACCAAGATTTTATTGGACTTGGTATTGATGACATTTATTGTCTCTCTGTTAATGACGGTTTTGTTATGAATGCCTGGGCACAAGACCAGAACATTGAGAAAGTCAAACTCATTCCAGACGGTAATGCTTACTTCACACGTTCTATGGGAATGCTTGTCAACAAGTCTAACCTTGGTTTCGGTGATCGCTCTTGGCGTTATGCTGCGGTCGTGGATAATGGAATCATCGAGAAACTATTCGTGGAAGCGGGGCAACGGGACAACGCTGACACAGACCCTTACGAAGCGACTACTCCTGAAAATGTTCTAGAGTATGTGTCAGCAAATGTAAAGGTAGGTGCTACTGCCTGAAATAATCAGACATAATGAAGAACTCTGTTGCTAAATAAGCAGCAGAGTTTTTTTTTTGTATATGCCACGCGGACACTTGACTAAGGATATTATTAAGTATGAAGTTCTTAAAATCAAGGCAGATTTGGATAAAGAATGGATGAATAAGTCTGGATATGATCCAAAGTGGTTAGCACACCATTATCTCAATAAAGTATTGGACAAGATAGAAGAATATAGGGTATAATAAATACTATTACGGAAAAAATTGATAATAGTTAATGAGCATTTTTAAGAAGACTGTAAAGTATTCTAAGGCTTCCAAAGATCTAAATGAAAAAATAAAAAGTCTTGATGAAGGTCTGAAGAAAACAGGTGTCATTCCAGAGCAGAATGATGCTGAGACTTTTTGTTCAGAAGAAAAAAAGGAAGAAAATGTTCCTAAGATTGTTGATAAGATTGAAGTAGTGGAAGAAAAGTTATATAATTGGAGAGAAAGTTTTTTAAATATTCAGAAACACTAACATAAACTTCATTACAACTCCAAACCTACCTAAATAATAGTAGGTTTGGAGTTTTTTATGTGCTCTGCTATTGTTCTTTCTACTGATAAACATAACTATCGTAAAGTTGCTCAACAGCACTATGGACTTACTGATGAGCAGATGAAAGATATTGATATTCACCACAACCCACCAAGATGTGAAGGTGGAAGAAATATTCCAGAGCATCTTTATGTTTATCATCCAGCAACTCATAAACTTATTCACGATAAACAAGCAATCAACTGGGCAAAGAAGAGTAAAGGAAACTCAACTGAAAAAAGAGGAAAACCACCAAAGAAAACTGAACCAACACAGCAAGAACTATCAATATTAAAATATCGTCAATCTGGATTATCAAGAAAAGAAGTTGCTGATTTACTTGGACTAAAAGAACACCAAGTCAAAAGGGCTATTCGTGAGTGCTCAAAGTTTGGATATGAACTTCACATCAAACCTGGACCTAAAAAAGGATGTGAGCAAAGGGGTGGAAACATAAGGGGAGTTAATCAATATACCTCTTGACTTCCCCAGAGGATGGTGTTATGATAAATACAACAACGAGTTAAGAAATGTAACAGGTTCTTAACACAAGTTCTTGCCGAAAAGGGACGAAACTCCTCACCGAGACTAGGCAAGTAAAAGATGTCTCTCATACCCACAGTGGAGGGTGCTGTGGGGAATAATACTAATGGTTCGTCCCCCCGAACTTTTATCTAACTCTCTTAAAAAAATGACTGCTACAATTTCACAACAACGACAATCAAATACTTGGGAACAGTTTTGTAACTGGATTACTAGCACAGACAACCGCATCTATGTGGGGTGGTTTGGTGTATTGATGGTGCCTTGCCTACTTGCTGCTACCATCTGCTTCATCGTTGCCTTCATTGCCGCACCTCCTGTGGACATTGATGGTATCCGTGAACCCGTTGCTGGTTCACTCATGTACGGAAACAACATCATCTCTGGTGCTGTTATTCCTTCGTCCAACGCAATTGGACTGCACTTTTACCCCATCTGGGAAGCTGCTTCCCTAGATGAGTGGCTCTACAACGGTGGTCCTTTCCAACTGGTTGTGTTCCACTTCCTGATTGGTATCTACGCCTATATGGGTCGTGAGTGGGAACTCTCCTATCGTCTGGGTATGCGTCCTTGGATCTGTGTTGCTTACTCGGCACCTGTTGCTGCTGCGAGTGCAGTGTTCCTGGTCTATCCTTTCGGTCAAGGTTCTTTCTCTGATGCGATGCCTCTGGGTATCTCTGGCACCTTTAACTATATGCTTGTGTTCCAGGCAGAGCATAACATTCTGATGCATCCATTCCATATGCTTGGAGTTGCTGGTGTCTTTGGTGGTTCTCTGTTCAGTGCGATGCACGGTTCTCTGGTTACTTCCTCACTGGTTCGTGAAACCACTGAGAACGAGTCACAGAACTATGGTTACAAGTTTGGTCAAGAAGAAGAGACCTACAACATTGTTGCTGCACACGGTTACTTTGGACGCCTTATTTTCCAATATGCTTCGTTCAACAATAGCCGTAGTCTGCACTTCTTCCTCGCCGCTTGGCCTGTTGTAGGCATCTGGTTCACCGCTCTTGGTGTTTCTACGATGGCATTCAACTTGAATGGCCTGAATTTTAACCAGAGTATTCTCTCTGCTGAAGGTAAAGTCATCAACTCCTGGGCTGATGTGCTTAATCGTGCTAATCTTGGGATGGAGGTGAGCCATGAGAGGAACGCCCACAATTTCCCTCTGGATCTTGCTGCAGCAGAAATTACTCCTGTAGCGATGACTGCTCCAAGTATTGGATGAGTTTAGATAAAATCTGAACATTATCACCTACTAATCCGAGAGCAGTGTTGCAGTTATTACACAACACTCCTCGGATTTTTTCTGTAGTGTGGCAGTGATCAATACATTTTTTATCAGTAATATCTCTGTCACACACTTGACATCTATCGTGTTTTATTAATTCTTGATACTCTGCTTCAGAAAGATTAAACTTTCTTCTCATATATTCGTGAGGTCTGTAATACTTTTTTCTTATAGATGTAGAACATTCTTTACACTTTGATTGGAGAGATATTTTTCCAGTTTTTAAGGTTCTTTTATGGAATTTGTCTAAAGAGAGAGTTCTATTGCAGAAATTGCAGAGTTTCATATTTGTAATGCATATTTTCCATACTTATTTAGGAGAAAAATGGTTTCATCTACTTTACAACAACCAATTTCACAGAGAGGATGGTTCGATGTACTCGACGACTGGCTTAAGAGAGATCGTTTCGTTTTTGTTGGCTGGTCTGGACTTCTTCTTTTTCCCACAGCTTATCTTGCTCTTGGTGGTTGGCTTACTGGGACAACTTTCGTTACGAGTTGGTATACTCACGGGTTGGCAAGTTCCTATCTTGAGGGTGCAAACTTTCTTACTGCGGCAGTTAGCACTCCAGCAGATTCTATGGGTCATTCTCTTCTTCTTCTCTGGGGTCCTGAGGCTCAAGGGGATTTCGTCCGCTGGTGCCAACTTGGGGGACTCTGGACTTTTGTGGCACTCCACGGGGCTTTCAGCTTAATAGGATTTATGTTGCGTCAGTTTGAGATTGCTCGTCTTGTAGGCATCAGACCTTATAACGCAATCGCATTCTCTGGACCTATCGCAGTATTCGTTTCTGTATTCTTGATGTATCCACTGGGACAATCCAGTTGGTTCTTCGCTCCCTCCTTCGGGGTGGCGGCGATCTTCAGGTTCCTTCTGTTTCTTCAGGGTTTCCACAACTGGACTCTCAACCCCTTCCATATGATGGGAGTTGCTGGTATACTGGGTGGAGCACTGCTCTGTGCGATTCACGGAGCAACTGTAGAAAACACACTTTATGAAGATAGTGAACAGTCAAACACTTTTAAAGCATTTGAACCAACTCAAGAAGAAGAGACATACTCTATGGTTACTGCTAACAGATTCTGGTCTCAGATCTTCGGTATTGCTTTTAGTAATAAGCGTTGGTTGCACTTCTTTATGCTTTTTGTACCAGTTATGGGTCTCTGGACTTCTTCTATTGGTATCATCGGTCTTGCTCTTAACCTCCGTGCATACGACTTTGTATCTCAGGAGATTAGAGCGGCAGAGGACCCTGAGTTTGAGACGTTCTACACGAAGAATATCCTCCTTAATGAGGGTCTTAGAGCGTGGATGGCACCAGTAGACCAACCTCATGAGCAGTTTGTATTTCCAGAGGAAGTTTTACCTCGTGGAAATGCATTATGATATAAATAATTCTATCGTGTGGTAGAATTATGGAAAAAATAGGAATGCTTACTGTTCTTGATGAATGGTCTGATAAAGTTCACAGATACTGTAAAGTCCAGTGTGAATGTGGAACTATTAAAACAGTTCGTAAATCATCTATGAAACCTGGACAAACAGTATCTTGTGGATGTTATGCTAAATCACTTCGTAAGACAGGGCAAGATCCAAGATCACCTATGTGGTCTCGGGCAAAGTATCGGGCAAAGCAAAGAGGTCTGGACTTCAATATTACAAAAGAAGATATTGTTATTCCAGACACTTGCCCCCTGTTGGGCACTCCTATGGAATCTCCGTCACTTGATCGTATTGATTCTACAAAAGGATATGTAAAAGATAATGTTTGGGTTATTAGTAATAGAGCTAATACTCTCAAGAATGATGCTACACTATCAGAACTAAAACTTCTTGTAGAGAAATTGGAAGAGGTTCTACCGAGAGGCAACGCACTATAAACTAAATAAGGGAGTTCTCTGAACTCCTTTTTTTATGTTCTTTATCCTCATAAGTTTCATATTCTTTGGAGTCTTTATGTTTATTATGTCCATTACACAAGACTTATGATATCCTCAACAACTCCATATAAACTCGCAGAAATTCTTAGAGATACTTGGCCCAACCTTTACAGACCTACCAAAGTATCCTATAATAATCAAAAGACTTCAAAGAATGAAAAAGTATAACGATGATTATTTTTCAGTGGTTGATAGAAGAACTGGAAGAAAAATTTGTGATTGTGGTGAATGGTCAGATGCAATGTTTATGTTTGATTTAGATCCACATAATCGTACTATTACCAGTAATAAGTCTCTAATGAGTCCTGTGATTGATGTTGAGATTCCAAAGGCACTGCCGACCAATGAGATCGTTGTAAATATGGATGGTGGAGTTGGTGGTTCCTGGGAAGTCAAAGAACTCCCTCAGATTAAACTACCAGAAGGTCTAGGAGAACCAGTGGTTGTATGAATCATCGTAAACATAAACAAGCAGAGAATCTCAAAAAGAAAAGGATGTACACACCTGAAGGATACGTTGGAGATCCCCCAGATGCGAAATGTCCACACTGCGGGGAGTCTGGAAAATCTTGTTCTCATGTAAATAGTTTAAGTCGTGCCTGGGCAAGGAGTGCTTGTGCTAAAAAGAATCCAAAACTTTCTTGAGAGAGATCAAGACATTACTTATTATGATGAGTTTCATTACATTTATATTACATTAAAAGAATTGCTCAAAATTATTATTCAGCATTATGCAGAAAATACAGATTCTACCTCAAACAATATTTGAATTTAAATCAAGTCCACAACTTTTAAGAGATACTCAAAATAAAGTTGATAGACTTTCCTGGGAACCAAATATGTTTACTCAAAGATCTCAGGACATATACTTAAATAAAAATCATTTGTTTGATGAACTTCATGAATGGTTTCGTGAATGTTTGTTGATGGTAAAAAGATCTGTAGAATATCAAGCAACGGATGTAAAGATTACACAGTCTTGGGCAAATAAGGCAGAACCAGGACAGTGGCACAAACCACATAAGCATCCCAATTCAATTTTTAGTGGAATCTATTATCTTTCTGAGGACACCGTAGGAACGACTTTTATTCTACCAAATATCTGGGAGACTTATGATGGTGCCACAGGTAAAGTCGGACAATCGTTTTGCCACTTTCTGGCAGAAGATATGAATGTTGTAGAGAATGTTGTAAATGCAGAACCAGGAAAACTATTGATCTTTCCTTCTACATTAGAACACGGAGTTAGACCCAATGAAAGTGAGAACGAAAGATATACAATCTCTTTCAATGCATTTGTCTGTGGTGATATTGGAAGTTTTGGAAATCTGAGTGGATTGACTCTGGATATAAAATAAATAAACATAAGTTGCAGAGACTTATGGGACCTCTACACTCTCCAAAAGAATACTTGTTTCAGTTATACACGACAAGTTCTGGGGAGGCGAAACGAATGTGGAGGCAAAAGATAAAAGAAGAATGGGGACATCAATGTGCTTATTGTGGGTCAGAAGAGAAACTCACAATTGATCATATTCTTCCCCAATCAAAAGGTGGATTAGACGTTACAAAAAACGTAGTCTGCTGCTGCCACGATTGTAACCAGTCGAAGGGACACGAGCACTGGAAATTGTGGTATGTTCAGCAAGACTTTTATAGTGAAGAAAGATTTGATAAGATAGAGGAATGGATGAAACCAGATCCTCCAACAAATCTTTATGCATATCGTCCTAGGCGAAATAATGCGAGTTAAGATCGACTATAAATATTCAGAGCAGGTAAAATCTGTTTTTGGTAAATACCGATATACTAAATGTCTATATCAACGATAAGACTTAAAAGGTCTAATACACCGAATAAAGTTCCCAACTTAAGTCAACTTAAGTTAGGTGAAGTAGCTCTGAATACTTATGATGCCGAACTTTATGCCATCAGAAGTAGAACTGGTATAGGTTCTGAAATAGTCAGACTCGGTGCTGGGGCAACAGTTACAAATATTATCTATGTCACAAAAGACGGAAAAGACACAAACACAGGACTCAAACTCGGAGACGCCAAAGCGACCATCAAAGGAGCAGTCGCAGCAGCATCAACAGGAGCTGTTATTAAGGTATCTGCTGGAAATTATATAGAAGATAATCCAATTTATCTTCCAGATCAAATTAGTATTGTTGGTGATAGTTTAAGAGAAGTATCAGTTTCTCAACTGAATACTGGTTCTGATATGTTTTATGTTGGTGCTGGTAATTATATTTCTCAATTATCTTTTGTTGGTGGACCAAGCACGTGTGCAATGGTTGCATTTGATCCATTCAATAGAAGATATATTAATCAATCAACCTATGTTCAGAACTGCACAAACTTTGTTCAGAACAGCATTGGAATGCAGGTTGATGGAAGTAGAGTTGTAGGACCATTGAAGTCAATGGTTCTTGATGCCTATACAAATTATAATCAGGGTGGAATTGGAGTATCAATCACAAATGAAGCATACGCCCAGTTAGTATCTTTGTTTACAATTTGCCCAAATCAGGCAGTTTTTTGTGGGTCTGGTGGTGCTTGCGATCTTACAAACTCTAATGCATCATTTGGAAATTATGGATTGGTTGCAGATGGAGTAGGACCTCAGAAGTATGTTGGTATTATTACAACTGCAACACAAGAAGGGGAAGATAATTTTGTTCTGGATTTAAGAACTCCAACTCTCTCAATAACTGCAGCGACTTATGATAATACGACTGGTGTTCTGAGAGTAACAACGAATCAACCACATAACTTTAATATTGGAATGGGAGTCTCGATCAAGGGACTTCAATTTAGTTGTCCTTTTGAACCAGGATTGAGAACATATCCAAGTGGCAAGTATGGATACATCTTTAATACTCAGACAGTTGCCCCAGGTAGATGGGTTGATGCATATAATTTAATTCAGGCAAACAGATCTTATATTATCAATGATGCATATGATTACATTTCACAAATATATCCTTATTTTGTAGATCCTAATCCAACAAAATGTAGAAGAGATATTGGATATATTGTTGATGCGATTTCTACGGATATCAGAGACTATACAAACGAAAATACAATCATTGCAACAAAGGCATACTTTAATTATGCTGGAACTCTTCTGACAAATGGATTAATTGGAGAACTTTCAGAATCAATCACCGCATTTAATAGGGCAAGAGATTTGATGAAACTTGCCGTTAACAATTTACTGCCAACTCAAAATCTGTCAGTAATTGCGGATCCAGCAACAGGATCAAATGTTGATGTTAATTCTTGTGCCGATGTTAGGACTGCTATCGATACTCTGACAAGCATTCTAACAACTGCACTGAATAATCAGAATCTAAATGCAGTTCCATTAAAACCAACAAGATCAAGTAATGTTTTTACTGTCAACGTTGGCATTGCCACCCAACCACACACCTATGTTTCTGGAGGAACGGCAAGTCTTGATATTGTAAGACCCTTTGATGGTCAGGTTGTTTATTTTGATAGACTTTATTATACAGTAAACCGAATTGTAGTTAATAATCCTGGTGCTGGTTATGTAGATACACCAGAGGTAACCATCGAAGATCCAAGTACAGACTGGGGGGTTCCTGCCCAGGCAGTTGCTGTTGTCGAGAACAACGGAACAATCAGTGGATTTGAAATCGTATCCAATGGTAGAGGGTATACAAATGTTCCTAGAATCACAATTGCCAACTCGCCTACTGGAATAAATACAGCTACAGCAACTGCAGAACTATTACCAAGTTATTATTCTGTCCTGAGTTCAACTCCAATATCTGCTGGAATTTGCACAATTACCATCAATGAAAACCTCCCATATGCTCTTGGAATTGGCACAGAAGTTCCATTTTTCAAACAGAGTAGGGTTCTCGCTTCTGGTATATCTTTTGAATATGTTGGATCTGGAACTGATATTGCGGATGCACTTCCTTTCTCAGGTGGTGTTCCGATTCAAGATAATGAAGTTGACGTAAGAAACGGTGGTCTAGTTGTTTACACAAGCACCGATCAGGGAGGAAACTTTAGAATTGGTGAAGGTGTTCAGATTGATCAATTGACTGGAACTATTTCTGGAGCCTTTTATTCTAAGAGTTTATTCTCAACAATGACGCCATTTATTCTAGCACTAGGAGGAGAATCATAAAATGGCATTACCATTAAATGTATTTAAAACAGTAACGTCAATAGCGTCTACACAATCAGTTGGAATTTATACTGCTCCTACTGGATACACTGGAGTTGTTCTTCTTGCACAAGTTGCAAATACTGATGGAAATACTCATATTTTGAATTTATCCCATAGAAGAACAAGAGTAGGAATTGCGGTTACAACTGAGATTGTTTCTCAGTTTCCAATTCAAGGAAATGATACGGTTACCTTATTGCAAGGAAAACTGATTTTGCAATCAAGTGATGCCCTTATACTATCTGGAAGTAGCCCAAATCTGAAAGTTATTACCAGCATTCTAGAAACACTTAACTAATATTCTAAAATGGCAAGGCACCTTAGCGGCAGACAACCTAGACTAAACATTGGTATAACTTCATATACTGATTCTTTAACAGTTTTACAGGTTACTGGTAAGGTCGCTATTGGGACAACCAATGCAGGTCCGTATTCACTATATGTTGTAGGTGATACAAATATTCAAGGAGTGGTTGGTTTAAATACCATCACCGCTTTTTCTGGTATCATAACCAATCTTGCTGGAACGAATTTAAATTATGCTGGCATCGGCACAATTAATAATTTTATTTCTACAACTGCCAGCATTAATACCTTAGATGGTAATATTGTAAGATACAATACTGGTATTATTACATCAATAAGAGGCAATAATCTTTATTATAATTCTGGTATTGTTACAAATATTTTAGGTACTAACCTAAACTATACTGGTATTGGTACGGTCAATAATTTTATTTCCACCACTGCTAATATAACAAATTTAAGTGGAAATGTTCTGAGATTTAACTCTGGTATTGTTACTAATATTCAGGGAACTAATTTATTCTATTCTGGTATTGGAACAATCGGTAGTTTCATTGCTACCAACTCAACTATCTTAACCTTAAGTGGTTCTGCAGTTAGATATTCTTCTGGTATCATTACCAATATCAGCGGAACCAACTTAAATTATACTGGAATTTCTACATTTAATGCCCAGCAAGGACCACTTTATGTTGGTTCTGCAACGTCAACTGGAACAATTGGACAGACATTCCAGGTTGTTGGAATTTATAGTGGGGCTTATATTGGTGGCAATGTTGGCATTGGTTCAACAAGACCAACATCAAAACTATCTGTTCAGGGTGATGTTCTGATCAGTGGTGTTGTAACGTCATTAGGTGCCTTTGTTGGCGTCTTAACTGGTCCTGCACAATATTCATACTCTTCTGGATTCACCACCGTTGCAGTCCATGCAGGGGTCTCTACAATCTCCTCTGTTGCTGGGTTCTCATCGGTTTCGATTCAGTCAGGTGTTACCACGATTGCTGCCGTTGCTGGATTCGCAACGGTTGCATCAATTGCTGGATATACAACTTATTCTGGAACTGCTGGATTCTCATCCGTTGCTACCATTGCTGGATTTGCAACAGTAACTGCAGTTGCTGGATTCGCCACAGTTGCCACACACGCTGGCGTTTCTACCATCTCATCGGTTGCTGGTTTTGCAACAGTTGCAACCAGATCTGGTATTTCAACAACGGTTGCTGGTGGAATCGCATCCGTAACACAACTTAGTGTTACTGGAATTTCTACTTTTAATGTAGGTATTTTCTCTGGAAATACCTCAACTGATCTTGTTAGAATCACTCAACTTGGAACTGGGAATGCCCTTGTAGTTGAGGATTCTGCAAATCCAGATTCAAGTCCCTTTGTTGTCAATTCAAATGGTCAGGTTGGTATTGGATCTGCATTACCAATAGCTGCTCTTGATATTGTTGGTGGTGGTGCAAAAGTAGGAACGGCACAAACTTATGTTGAATTTGGTGGAGATTCTGGTAGAAACATTGAAATTGGAACGGGGTCTACGACTTTAAGTTCTTATATTGATCTAAAAGCAACACCAACATATACAGATTATGCAACAAGATTAATTAGAAATGCTGGTGATAACGCTAATTTTGATATTATCAATCGTGGCACAGGATCTTTAAGATTAATAACTCAAGATGCGGGATCTATTGATTTTATTACTAGTGGTAATATTTTTGCAGGTAGAATTGATCCCAATGGAATTTTCTTAGTCGGCACTGCATCATCTACAGGAACTTTAGGACAAGATCTACAAGTTACTGGTGGTGCATACATTTCGGATAACGTTGGAATTGGTTCTACAAATCCACCATCAAAACTGTCCGTTGTTGGTGATGCTTCTATTGTTGGTGTCGTAACTGCTAACAGATTTTTTGGTCCACTAACTGGAATTGCCGCATCCGCAACTCAACTAGTTACTCCAAGAGACTTTAGTATTGTCGGTGCTTTTATTACTGCCGCAAACATCGCTTTTGACGGAACGGCAAACGTAGCACTGGCAGCAACAGTTGTTCCAAACTCAATTGGACTTGGAACTTATACTTCTGGCGACTATGTAAGATATATTACTGGAACTGCTAATCAGATTGAAGTAATCGGTGGTCTGGGAGAAGGATCAACACCTAGAATTGGATTACCAACAGATGTATCTATTACAAATAACTTAAGTGTTGGAAATGATTTATTTGTCGGTGGTAACGTAACGGTTGGTGGTACATCTTTCGTACTGAACGTTAGTGAACTCAGGGCAGAAAACAAAGAACTTGTCCTTGGTTTTACAACAACTGCCCCACCAAACGATACCTCTGCAAACTATGCAGCAATCGCTGTTGCTTCTACGGAAGGAACTCCAATTGTTTCAATGAGTCCTGTTCTTGGACTTACAACACTTCCAAATACTTATAAGCAAATTAGGTGGGTAAGATCTGGAACATGGGCAGGTCTTGCAACCGATGCTTTTATCTTTAATTATGGTGTTGGTATTGGTTCTACTTATATTCCTTTTGGAGTAAGACTTGCCGTTGGATCTGGTATCCAAATGACGGATACCAATATCAGTTCTCCACAGGGACAGTTTAGTTCCAATCTATTAAGTGCCAATACAATTAGTGGGTCCAATCAACAAAATAGTGGAGTTACCACTTCTCTTGGTGGATTTATTGGTAACTTGCGAGGGGCGGCTAACTATGCCTATGCTGCTGGATTCTCAACGTTCTCCAGCACTTCTGGATTCTCTACCGTAGCAAGTATTGCTGGATTTACAACTCAGGCAGCAGTAGCAGGATTTGCAACTAATGCAACCAGGGCAGGTGTTGCAACCTTCTCAAGTTTGGCAGGATCTGCTGGATTTGCAACTGTAGCAACTCAAGCTGGAATTTCAACCAATACAATTGGTGGTGTTGTCGATGTCAATTCCTTAAGGACAACTGGTATTGCAACATTCAGTGCAATCTCTGTTGGAGGAACAACTGGTGTTAATCAATATGTTCTGACCTCTACTGGATTAGGTCTTGCTTGGCAGGCAGTTACTGGTATTGGTGCTATTAGTGGAGTTAATATTACTCCAGATAACACAAATAAAGTTTATTACATTCCTTTTGTAAACGTATCTGCTGGAACAACCGCGACGCAGTATGTTGATACTAATGTTGGATTAGTTTACAATCCAGGGGCTGAAAGGCTGGGAATTGGAACCACAAATCCAGGATCAACCCTTGACGTTATAGGAACACTTTATGTAAGTGACTATATCACATCACCAACATTCTATGGTAACTTTGTTGGTGTTACTTCTGGTGTTACATTCTATGCGTACAATGCTGGTGTTTCTACAATTGCTGCTGTAGCGGGATTTGCAACCGTATCCATTCAGGCAGGTGTATCTACCATTGCATCTGTGGCAGGATTTGCAACAGTATCAAGTCGTGCTGGGGTATCAACTCTGGCAGAATATGCATATATTGCTGGATTCTCAACTGTTTCTAGACAGGCAGGAGTTTCGACAATTGCATCCGTCGCTGGATTCTCTACTGTAGCAAGCATTGCTGGATTCTCCACCGTTTCTGCTGTTGCTGGTTTTGCAACAGTGGCAACGCAGGCAGGAGTTTCTACTTTAGCAACCTATGCATACTCGGCTGGATTTACAACATTCTCTGGAGTTTCTGGATTTGCAACTGTAGCGACTCAGGCAGGAATCTCTAGTTCTACAGTATCTGTAAATGGTGTCGTTGACGTTAATTTATTAGATGTCACTGGAGTATCTACATTTGTAAACGGACCTGTATTCATCGGTGCAGCAACATCAACAGGAACCGCATCCCAAAGACTTCAAGTTACTGGTGGTGGTCATTTTTCTGGTTCTGTTGGTGTGGGAGTTACCAATCCTGTCGGTCTTCTTGATGTTGGTAATTCCACTTTTACGAATATTGCTGCGATTTTCGGTGGAGATGAAAACGCAAACACAAGAACTAATGCAACCAATAAGTCAACAAGACTTGGTATTGCTCATTTTACAAATTCAGAGGAACCTGCAGCACTTTTATTTGCACAAAGCATTAGTGGCAGTAACCTACTATCTTTCGGTGGTGGAACCTTCTTAATGAATGCAGCAACTTTCATAGATTTTTACACTGCTGCAAATGGTATTACAACCTTTGGAACTAAAGCATTAAGAATTGATGATAATCAAAGAGTTGGTATAGGAACTGATATAATAACAGCACGTCTTGAGGTTAGCGGAGATACAAGAATTTCTGGTGCTCTTACTGCAGTTGGTGGATTTAATATTGGGATTCAATCTGCTGGACTAAACATTACTACAGGTGTTATTACAGCACTGAATTTCATTGGTCTAGGCAATACTTTCCGTCTTAGAGGAACTACTGTTGATATCAGTATTGCAGGCGGCGGCGGAAGTGGTGGAAACAATCTAAGCATCTCAACCTCATCTGCAACTGATTTCCAATATCTCTCCTTTGTTGCAAGTGCTTCAACATCAATTCTTGGTATTTCATCAACTGCAAATCCAATTGTCTTTACTCCCGCTTCTGGAAATCTTGGATTAGGTACAACATCTGCAACTTCCAAATTAACCGTAAGAGGTGATGTTTTAGTCACTGGAGTTACAACTTCTACAGGTGGATTTAGAGGTCAACTAACTGGAGTTGCAAATTACTCATATGTTTCTGGATTCTCTACCTATGCTGGTAATGTAGGGTTTGCAACTTTTGCTGGAATTGCTGGTTTTGCCACAGTATCTACAATTGCTGGTGTAGCAACCTTTGCAAATATTTCATCAGTTGCAGGATTTGCAACTGTATCAACTCAGGCGGGGGTATCTTCATTCTCGGCATTTGCCAATCTTGCTGGTGCCGCTGGATTCTCAACCTTCTCCAGCACTTCTGGATTCTCGACATTTGCTTCGATCTCTGGGTTCTCAACGGTCTCTGCTGTTGCTGGATTCTCGTCAGTTTCCACAATGGCGGGATTCTCCACGATCTCATCTGTTGCTGGATTCTCTACTTTCGCAAGCACTGCTGGATTCTCAACCTTCGCAAGCACTTCTGGATTCTCAACGATGGCAACCATCGCTGGAATCGCTACAAACGTAGTCACAGGTGTTGCATCGATCAGAACACTTCAGGTTACTGGAATTTCAACCTTTACATTTGGCCCTGTTTATATTGGTGCTGGTCAGACAATCGGAATTACGAGTGCCGTTGTTCAGATTGCTGGTATCAACAGCAGCATGTATGTTGGTGGTAAAGTTGGAATCGGAACCACTGATTTTACCTACGGATTGAATGTTAATGGTGATATAAATACAGCCAGTGTCATTCGCGTCAATGGCAGAAATATTCTTGATGATGCAGTAATTTACGCAATTGCCCTAGGATAATAATGGCCAATACTTTTAGACTTAAAACCAAAGCAAATGTAGGTGTAACAACCACCGTAATTTATACAACTCCTGCAGCAACAACCACGACAGTTATTGGAATTACATTGGCGAATGTGAGTGGAAGTTCTGTAAATGTAGGAGTCGGTGTTTCCAGAGTTGGTCAAGACAGCGTAAGATTACTCAAAGATGCACCAGTTCCTCAGGGATCAACTTTGGAATTTATGCAAGGAAATAAAATTGTATTAGAAGCAACGGATATGTTGACGGTCGTTTGTGATACCGCTTCTGCAATTGATGCCGCACTTACAATTCTAGAGATTAACTGATATGCCATTAACTAAAATTACTGGTGGGGAATTTGATGATAGTGTTAATAGTGGATTAAGTGTTTCTGGTATTGTTACTGCAACTGGAGGATTGCGAGTAGGATCTGCAGTTACAATCACATCAAATAGTATAAGTGTTACTGGACCAATTATAAGTACTGGGAGTACCGTATCTATTGGTGCTACAACAATCACTGTTGGAAATAGTTTTATACAAAGTAATCAAATTGGTTTAGGGCAACTGACAACCGCAATTAGAAATTCTGGAATTAATACTGCAATAGGAACTTTAATTTTTAATTCTTCAAACCAACAGATAGAGGTTTATACTCCGACTGGTTGGGTTGCTTCTTATACAAGTCAGTTTATTCAAGCAACTGGCGGAACAATTTCTGATTACACTTTAAATGGTGTTCAATATAGGGCACATACATTCTCATCTTCTGGAACATTTAGTGTCAGTAATGCACCAGGAGTAAATAATCTGGTTGATTATCTTGTAGTTGGAGGCGGTGGTGCTGGTGGATATTATATTGGAGGAGGTGGTGGAGGGGGAGGATTCAGAACTGGGATAGGTTTTACAGTAAGTGCTTCCCCAGGAACTTATACGATTACTGTTGGACAAGGTGGAGTTTATCCATCTGGTACTAGCACTAGAGGAACACCTGGAGGAAATTCATCTATTGCAAATCCACTAATAACTACAATTACTGCAACTGGTGGTGGTGCTGGTGGAGCTGGAGAACCAGGGCCAGCAAATGGTGGAGCTCCTGGTGGTTCTGGTGGCGGTGGGGCAAGGTCTGGTCAAACAGCACCTATGGGAAGTCCAGGTCTAGGAAATATTGGTGAAGGAAATGATGGTGGATTGGGATCTAGTACTGGAAGTACTGATGCTCTTGGGTCAGGGGCAGGTGGTGGTGGTGCAAGAAGCATTGGAACTTCTGCTTCTGGTGGCACAGCAGGTCCTGGTGGAGCAGGTCTTCCATCTTCTTTAAGTGGAACTAATACAACTTATGCTGGTGGAGGAGGTGGTGGTGCCTATGGTGGATCTGTAGGAACTGGTGGTCCAGGTGGTGGAGGAAATGGTGGATCTTACCCATCAACACCAGGGCAAAATGGAACGACAAATACTGGTGGAGGTGGTGGATCTGGACCAACAAATGGAAATGGTGGGTCGGGAATTGTAATTTTACGCTATCAAATCGGACAACAATCTCTAAAAGCAACTGGAGGTATTATTTCTTATTCTGGTAATAATACAATTCATACATTTACTGGAACTGGAACTTTTACAGTTACTAACCCTGCATTAACTTCTGTAGATTATCTTGTAGTTGCTGCTGGCGGTGGTGCTGGTGGAAATAGAGGTGGTGGCGGTGGAGCTGGTGGATTTAGATCTGGATCTTCATTCCCAGTAAGTGCTTCTCCAGGTTCATATCTTGTAACAGTAGGTAGTGGTGGTGTTGGTCAATCACCAAGTAGTGATTCAACACAGGGTGGAAATTCAACATTTTCATCAATAACTTCTGCTGGTGGTGGTCGCGGCGGCGGTAATAGAAATGGACTTAATTATACTGGTGGATCTGGTGGTTCTGGAGGAGGTGCTGGATCTTCTACAGCTCAATCTGGTGGAGCAGGAAATACGCCACCAGCATCACCATCTCAAGGAAATCCAGGCGGAAGCACACCCCCTGCGGTTTCCTCTGGCGGAGGAGGCGGTGGTGCTGGAGGTGCTGGTAGTACTGCTACGGGGTCTGTGGTTCCTGGAGGACCTGGTTCTGCTTCATCTATTTCAGGGTCACCAGTAACATATTCTGCTGGAGGAGCAGGTGGAAATGGAACAGATTATACTGGTGGAGGTGCTGGTGGCAATATAAACACTGGCAATGGTGGTGATGGTGGATCTGGAAATGTGAACGGTGGAAACGGTGGTTCAGGAATTGTCATCATCTCATATCCAACATAATAAATACCTAAAAAACCATAATGGCACTTGACTTTCAGAATACAGTAATACAAACAAGTGGTATTTCAAGCAATACCGTATTGGCTGGAGTCACTACGGTCACAACGCTCAATGCCTCAAATGCGGTAGTAAGTGGAGTTGTAACTGCGACTGGTGGAGTTGTCGCAAACGTAACTGGTAATCTAACTGGAAATCATACTGGAAATATTATTGGAAACTTTACGGCAAGTGGAACCGCAACAATCAATGGAGATGTTGCCACTAGTGGAAGAATCACCCTAACTGGACAACCGTTTTTTAGAAATCTTCCTACAATTGCAAACGATTATACAGTCACTTCAACTTATAACGAACTAAGTATTGGCCCAATCACAATTAATACGGGCATCACGGTTACGGTTGATTCTGGGGCAACCTGGACTGTGGTTTAATAAATAGAAAAAAACTGAAGTGATATGAGTTTAATCAAAACTAACGCAATTCAGACAACAGGTGGTAAACCCATCTTGAAGAGCACTGGAAGTATTTTGGCAGTTTATTATACACAAACTTCTAATGTTCAGACAGTTACCTCACAAACTCCAGTAGCAATATCTGGACTTAGTTTGACAGTAGTTCCATCTTCATCTTCAAGTAAATTTTTAATTACTGCATCAACAATGTTTGGTGGAAATGGAACTTATTCTAACAATAGAATTCACATTGTAAGAAATGGTTCTACTTCATTGATAGAGATGGCTTGTTATGAAGTTGATTATGCTAACCAAGCACAAGTAGATAAAACTCCAATATCTGTTTTGGATTCCCCAGCAACCACATCATCAGTTACTTATGATGTATATGCAGTTTGCTCAAATAATTCTACAGGTATATTTTTTAATAGACACGCAACTAGTGTATCAAATGTAATTTATGGAATGACTGCAACTGCGGTTAATACTGATAATGGTGGTGGATATTCATGGATGCAAGTAATGGAGGTCTCAGGATGAACCCTTTTATTTCTGCGGCACTTTTTAGTTTAAGACCTGGAGCACAATATTCCATTGTAAATGAGGATTATTCAACTCTTCAATGGTTAGAAAAACCAGTATGGGAAGGTGGTCAAAAGAAACCAACAAAAGAAGAAGTAGAAAATGAAGCATTAAGACTTCAAAAAGAATGGGAAAATACTGAATACCAAAGACTTCGTGCAAAAGAATATCCAGATTTTAAAGAGTACCTTGATGGTATTGTAAAAGGAGATCAAGAACAAATGCAGGCATACATAGATAAGTGTCTTGCTGTGAAGGCAAAGTATCCTAAACCAGAAGGTGTGGAATAATGAGTTTAATCAAAACTAATTCAATTCAGACAACTGCTGGAAAACCTATTCTGAATAGCACTGGAAGTATTCTTCAGGTTGTTCAAACTGTAAAGACTGATACTTTTAGTACTTCAGGTTTTTCTTGGGCAGACGTTACTGGTCTTTCTGTTTCTATAACCCCTTCAAGTTCTAGTAGTAAAATCTTAGTGATGCTTGATACTAAGGTTGGTAGTGATAATGATTATGGTGTAAATCTTAGACTTGTAAGAGGATCTACTCCAATATATCTCGGAGATTTAAATGGAAATAGGATTCAAGTTAGTAGTTGGGCTAGCACATATTCTAACGCATCATCAACTCGGGGATATAATATGACTTCAGTTGCATTAAATTACTTAGATTCACCAGCAACAACAACAGTAACAACTTATAAAATCCAATTATCTTCTTATACTGGTAGTGGTCCAGCATATATTAATAGGACTCATCAATGGCAACAAGGTGGGGCATCTGGATATGATGGATGCCCACCATCTTCAATTACAGTTATGGAGGTTTCTGCATAATGGATATACAAAGGGCACTACTTTCATTAAGACCAGGAGCAAAATGGTCCTGCAATGGTGAAACTTATAATGGTCTTATTTGGTATGATGATAATGATTTACCACCACCAACAGAAGAGGAGATTAACAAAGAAATAGAAAGACTTCAAAAAGAATGGGATAATAATCAATATCAAAGAGACCGTGCCTCTGCATATCCTTCCATTCAAGACCAACTAGATACTTTATACCATGAAGGTTATGATGGTTGGAAAGCAAGTATTGATGAAGTGAAAAGTAAATATCCCAAGCCAGGAGAAATCTGATGAGTACTTTAAAAGTTAATAATATTTTATCAACTACTGCCTCATCTAATGCAATTTCTCTGGATTCTTCTGGGGTTTCTAGTTTTAACTGGACTTATGGTTTATTAGGTGCTCCTGGAAATCAAACAAACACTAGCACAAGTAGCATTAAAATTACATTAAATACTGGTGGTCTTTCAAATAACGTTACTTTAGATACAAATAACAGTCGTCTTACGATACAAAGATCTGGAAAATATCTATGTCAAGGACAAATCACTTGGGGTGCTAATGCTAGTGGTGGTGCTTGGACGCCAGTTATTTACGTTTATAAGAATGGGTCACAATTACTACAAGCAACTTATGTACATGAAGTTTATAACGCAGGTTATAATAGAACAATTAGCGTAGATAGGATTGTAGATCTTTCTGGTGGAGATTATTTAGAACTTTGGTGGAATCAAAATCAAGGAAATACCAGTACTTTTGCAACGAATACACATTTACAAGTAATCTATCTTGGTCAATAATAAATAAGTAAAAAGTGTAATATAAAATGCCTCTCATCGGTAACCAGTTAGCATCTGCCGAAAATAATTCTTTTAGAGTTCTGGATGACATCAGTAACTTTACGCTGAGGTTTGATGGATCTAGTTCTAATGTAGTTTCTGTTGCTAATAATTTATTCACTTTACCACAACATCCATTTGTAACAGGACAAAGAGTTACTTATAGTAGTGGTGGTGGAACTACGATTGGAGGATTAACATCGGGATCTGCTTATTACATTATTAAGTTAGATCAAAATACTTTCAGACTATCAACAACTTATGCTGGTTCTCTACAAAATACCAACTTAGTTTCACTGGTAGGAACTGGAACTGGAATTACTCATAGTTTCAATGTTGCTTTTGATGGAATCAATACAAAGTTCAAGGCAACTTTCAACAACGGAACCAAGTGCTCAATCAGTAGGGCAGCACAATTAGACGTTGCAATTAATGGTGTCGTTCAGCAACCTTATGATTCGAACCCACCACCAAATGGATTTACAATTGAAGCAGATTCTACAATTGTATTTTCAACTGCTCCTCTTGCAGGTTATACTTTTTGGGGTAAGGCACTTACAAATGCCATTGCATCGTTTGAGACCAGTGACAATAGTATTGATAATTTTACTGGAAATGGGTCTCAGGTTAATTTTACTCTGTCTAAGACCCCTGCAAACAGTCAGAACGTCATTGTAACCATCAACGGTGTTGTTCAGTATCCAAGTGATGCAACCGCCGCAAGGTCTTATAGCATCAATGCAAACATCTTATCTTTCACTGGGGCACCATCAAACGGATCTGTCATTCAGGTAAGATATATTGGATTTGCTGGGGCAACGAGTAGTAGTGTCACTGGGTTTTATGGGAGAACTGGTAATGTTGTATTGACTACTGGTGATAATGTTGTCGTTGGATCAATAGGTGTAGGGACCAATAGTTCTGGAACAAATAAATTTCAAGTTGGAGTTGGAACTACTGGAGTTTTTATAAATTCTTCTGGAAAAGTTTTTATTGGAGATCCGAGTTTAACTAATAATATTCCAAGTAACTTTAATATCATTGGACCACAATCAAATACTTGGACACCATCTGATACTAGTAATTATGTTTATCAACCATACCCAAATGAACTTCAAATAATAAACACACAGTCTGGAATAAGTAGTAGTTTTGCAAGTATTCTGTTAAGAGCAGGTCAAACATCTACTGATTCTCAAATTAATGCAGCGAGAATTGCTGCCATAAGAGCAGCACCATTTACAACGGATTTAGCATTTGCTGTAAGAGCAGATAGCAATACAATGCTGGAAAGACTTCGTATTTCTGGAATTGGAACTGTAACACCAGGATCAGATAATGCACAAGATTTTGGATCTTCATCACTCCGTTGGGCAAATATTTATTCTGCCGACCTTCAACTTTCTAATGAGGGTTCTCAAAATGATGTTGATGGAACTTGGGGAAAATATACAATTCAAGAAGGAGAGAATGACTTGTTCCTGATAAATAGGAGAACAGGTAAGAAGTATAAGTTCTTATTGGAAGAGGTAAATTAATATGGCAATATTCGCACCCAAGTCCATTCAAAGTCCAATAACTGCAACAGGTGGAAATACTATAACAAGATACGGAGAAAAAAAAGTTCATATCTTTACTGCACCAGGAACTTTTACAGTTTCTTCTGGGTCTGGTAATGTTGAAGTGATGGTTGTTGCTGGTGGGGGTGGTGGTGCTGATAGATATGGTGGTGGTGGAGCTGGTGGAATTGCAATTGGATATATTCCAGTCACACCAAGTCCAGGTGCTTATGCGATTGTAGTTGGAGGTGGTGGTGCTGCTGGACCTTATCCTGGAGCTAATGGTAGCATAGGTAGTCCATCGACATTTAGTAATCCAAATATAACCACAATTACTACCGTTGGTGGTGGTGGTGGAATTACACTTGATTCCCCAAACCCAACATCTCCTAATGCTGTTGGTGGGTCTGGTGGAGGATATGGTGGAAATGGTGGTGGATTTGGATTAAATCCTGGTGGACCAGCAGTTCAACCATCACAAAATCCAGGAAATCCATTAGTCACAAACTACGGAAATATTGGTGGAGCGGGAAGATCTTTCCCTGGTGCAAATTCTGGCGGAGGTGGAGGAGGAGCAGGAAGTAAAGGAATTTCTGGATGGCCAGGGACTAACTGCTGGGGAGCAGGTGATGGTGGAGATGGAATATTTTTCTATGGTGGATATTATGGTGGAGGTGGAGGTGGATCTAATCAAAGCGTTGTTTATGGTAAAGGTGGATTGGGTGGTGGAGGAACTACCTGGGTGTCCAATCCAACGGTTCCAGGTGCATCTTCAACAAGTAATGGACTAGCAAATACTGGAGGTGGAGGAGCGTCTGGTGGAGATAATCCAGCTGGATCTGGTGGATCTGGTGTTGTAGTTGTTGTTTATAACGGATAATTGACTTCCTTTGAATCCTGATATATAATGTGATGAAAACATTATTCAAATATGTCATTCCTTACGACGTGGTATACCACTGATTTACCAAAAGATATTGTAGAGATCCTAGAAAAAGATATTCAAAAATTTGACTCAATTGCACAAGAATCAAGACTTCACGGAGACGCAGTAGATAAGGTCATCCGTGATAGTAAAAACGCCTGGATTCCAACATCTCACTGGGTCGGTGGTTTCATCTGGCACTATATTCAGAGAACGAATAGGGAAAACTTTCTGTATGACCTGACTGCGATTGATGGTGAAAGTATTCAATACACTCAATATGGTGCTGGACAGTTTTATGATTGGCACATTGATGCGGGTATTGATACTGCTTATAAACCTCAACAGATCGTCAGTTCAGGCACCAATATCGCTCAGGACCTGATGACGGTTCAAGGTGAATATGTGAGAAAACTTTCCTTCTCACTTCAACTCTCAGACCCAGAGGATTATACTGGTGGCGAAGTTCAGTTTATGGATAATAGTCGCAAGACTTATTTTGCTCCTAAGCAGAGAGGCACTTTGATTATGTTTGATTCTCGTACTCCTCACCGAGTTCGTAAAGTCAAGTCTGGTATGCGTAAGAGCCTTGTAGGTTGGGTAGTGGGGCCCAGGTTCAAATAATTTGGAGGTAAGACATGAAAGAATATAAATCCACAGGTGGAGTCTATGAGGAAGGGTATCAGCGTTGTGCAATGCCTCCTCGTAAGATGTCCAAAAATGAGTCCTTTGAGAAGAATGGATACTTATTCATTCCTAAATTGATTGCGGATCCAGAGAATCTTAAGGTTCCAAGACCAAAAGAATCTGGTCAATACACATATTATAATAACCGAATGGACAAATTTGATTATTGTCCAGATGAAAAACAAGTTCCAGGTTCATTAGCAAGATATAATATTCCTATCTATCGGGAACTTCACTTTCTAGTCAAGAAAGAAATTGAAAAAGTTCTAGGTATGGATTTGCACCCAACCTATTTTTACGACAGATTTTATAGTCCAGGACAAGTCTTAAAAAGGCATAGCGATCGTCCTGCTTGTGAGGTGAGTGTAACATTACAAATTAGCACGACTCTTAAAAATCCTTGGCCTATTTGGTTTGAGCGTCCTGATGGATCTGAAAGTTATGTGCTGATGAATGATGGTGATGCCGCCGTTTATAAAGGGTGTGAACGAGAACATTGGAGAGACGCAATGCCTGATGAATTTCCTTGGTGGAAAAAGAAAGTTGCAAAGATCAGAGGAAAAGAAATAGAACAAGTTCACCATCAATTATTTTTGCATTATGTTGATGCCAATGGTCCATACTGTCACTGTGCTTTTGATGCCGTCCGTCCATGATTCATCCACTTTTCTTTGTTCCAATCTACCGTTATGAGGTAGAAGATTGGTCCAGAAAAAAAGCGGCACTGTATAAAAAGATTGAAAGAAAGAACTTTGAGAAGAAAGGTCTTCAACACTTTTATACAGACCGCCAGAAGGATGGTAGGAGTTACGCCCTGGACTTTGATATGCTCTTCAATGATGAACTGAAAAAGTTCTGTGAAGAGTCTGGTGTTTCAGAGTATCAGATCACCGACATCTGGACCATAAAATATAAGAAAGAAGATTACCAGACCGTGCATAATCATCGTAGTCACGGTTACAGTGGTATTCTTTATCTTGAGTATGATGAGAAAGTTCATAAACCCACTGTGTTCGTTGGACCCTGGAACGATCCTATAAGCGATACAACACAACTTGCCTTTGCTCCTGATGCAAAAGAAGGTGTGATGTATATTGTTCCGAGTGTTCTTTTACATTACGCACAGTCAAATGCTAGTAACAAAGAGCGTGTTGTGACTTCTTGGGATATGTTAGTGCGATAAATAAGTAAAAAGTAGTCGTCAATAATGGCATTTACTCAGGTAGAGTCCGCTGGTATTAATACTTCAGGAACCGTAGCTTTGCAGAGTGCCACGGTGGGTGTTCTTACCGCAACGACTGGGTTTGTAGGAAATCTAACTGGTAACTCAACAGGAACTCATACTGGTGGCGTTGTAGGAAACGTAACAGCACCAACAAGTGTAACTGTTGGACAGAGCTTTGTAAAAAATAATCAAATTGGATTAGGTGCTACAACAACATCAGGACGTAATGCGGGAGTTAATACTTCAATTGGAACATTAATATACAATTCATCAACATCTACAGTTCAATATTATGATGGTGGTGGTTGGTATGATACTAATAGAAACTTTATACAAGCAACTGGTGGAATTATAAGTGATTATATTACTAATAATATAGTTTATAGATCACATATTTTCACCTCATCTGGAACTTTTACTGTTACTAATACTTCTGGATCTCCTGGAACAGTTGATTATTTTATAGTAGCAGGTGGTGGTGGAGGAGGATCTACAGGAACAATTCAAGCAGGTGGAGGTGGTGGAGCTGGAGGTATTTTATACTCAACATCATATCCAGTAAGTGCTTTTCCTGGTGCATATCCAGTAACAGTTGGTGCTGGTGGAGTAAGAGGAGTGCCAGGAACTAGTTGGGATGGTAGTTCTGGAAGTCCATCAGTATTTGGTCCAGGTCCAATAGCAGCTTCTGGTGGCGGCGGCGGCGGAGGTCAACAAGACCGTGGCGGTGGAAATGGTGGTTCTGGTGGAGGAAGATCAAGTGGGGGTGGAACAGGTAATGGTGGAACTGCAACAGGTGCATCTGGAGGAACTTCAGGAGCAACATCTCCAGCGTCAGGGTGGGGAAATCCAGGAGGTGGAACTGGACCACAATCATCTCCAGGATCTCCTCCTGGTTATATTTGTGGTGGTGGAGGAGGAGCTGGTGGTGCAGGTAAAGGAACTCCTTTAGCTACTAATCCAACAAGTTCTTATGATGGTGGTCCTGGACTTTCATATTCAATTACTGGTTTAACAGTTACTTATGCTGGAGGCGGTGGTGGAGGTCAGCGAGATGCTGGTGTTGGATCTGGCAATGGTGGTCCTGGCGGCGGCGGTCCTGGAGGAACTCTGCCCGCACCTTCAACTGGTGGACTTGGGACAAATGGAACCGATAATACTGGTGGTGGCGGCGGTGGTGGTGCAAGTTTGGGAAATGCTGCGGGAATTGTAAACGGAGCAAACGGTGGATCAGGAATTGTAGTAGTCCGTTATCAAATTGGAGCAGCAACAGCAAAAGCCACTGGTGGTCTTATTTCTTATACTCCAACTACAACTGTTCATACTTTCTTATCATCAGGAACTTTTACAATCACCAATCCTTCTTTGACTTCTGTTAATTATCTTGTAGTTGCTGGAGGTGGTGGTGGTGGATTTGGTGCTATTAACTCACCAGCAACTTGTTCTGGTGGCGGTGGAGCAGGTGGGTTTAGAACAGGAACTGGATTACCCGTGAGTGCATCTCCAGGCATTTATCCAGTTACTGTTGGTGCTGGTGGTATTGGTGGATATACTACTGTAGGAGATTCTACAACAACAGGTGCTAGTGGCAATCCATCAATATTTTCAACTATAACTTCCACTGGTGGTGGAGGTGGTGGTTCTCAATCTCGTAATGGATTAGATGGTGGATCTGGCGGTGGTGCTGGAAGTAATTGTGGTCCATCTGGAAATGCTGGAGCTGGATTTGGTAATACCCCACCAACATCACCACCACAAGGAACTAATGGTGGTGCTGGTAATCCAGCTTCTTCAGGTTTTGGTGGAGCAGGTGGTGGAGGTGCTACATCCGCAGGTGAAGCTGCTCAACCAGGAAGAGGTGGAAATGGTGGAGCAGGAACAGCATCTGCCATCTCTGGAACATCAGTAACTTATGCTGGCGGTGGCGGCGGCGGAGGTGTTGGATTTTCTGCAGGAAGTGGTGGTTCTGGTGGTGGAGCATCTGGATCAAATGGTGGTCTTGCTCCAAGCGGAACGGTAAATACTGGTGGTGGAGGAGGAGGAACATCTGGAGTTCCATCAGGCAATATTGGTGGCACAGGTGGTTCAGGCATCGTCATCATCGCCTATCCTTCTTAATAAATAAAACATACCATTCATTTATTATATTCACGAATAAAGACTTATGGCACATTTCGCAGGATTAGACGAAAACAACGTCGTCACACAAGTTATTGTCGTAGACAACAAAGATATTACCGATCCTCACACTGGTGAAGAGGATGAGATTCTAGGTATTGCTTTCTGCAAAAAACTTCTAGGTGGTAAGTGGGTTCAAACCTCTTACAACGGAAATATCAGAAAGCGTTATGCTGGAATTGGTTACACTTATGATAGAGCACTGGATGCTTTTATTGCACCAAAGCCTTATGAGTCTTGGGTTCTCAACAGCGAGACCGCAGAATGGGAAGCACCTGTTGCTCAACCATCGCTGACAAAAGCACAAACAGACGCTGGATCTTTCTACGTCTGGGATGAAGAAACCACTTCCTGGAAACTAGAGACAAGACCTGCTTGATAATTTGGAGGAACTGAAATGAATCTTCGTTTACCTGGTGTTGACACTGCTATTAAATATCTTCGCCCTGATGCTAAGTTTGACTTATACAATAAGACTTTTACAAGGTGGGAATGTCCAAACGGATCTGAACCCCCTGAATGGGAAGAAGTAGAAGCACAAATACAAAAGGATGTAGATGCCTATAATTATTATCTCTATGCTCGTAATCGTGAAACGGAGTATGGAGATTGGAAAGACCAACTGAACCTTCTCTATGATGATATCAAGTCTGGTAATTTGGAGAATGGTAAATGGGTTCAGATGGTAGAAGCGGTCAAGGCAAGGCATCCCAAGCCAGAGGGTGATCCTCCACAATCATAAATAAATAAAAACCTCCAATTATGGCTTATATTGGGAGAGATCTTAGTAGAGGAAACTATTTAAAACTTGATGATATTTCATCACAGTTTAATGGTTCTACAAAAACTTTTAATCTCACCGTGGCGGGTCAGGCATTTTATCCTGGCTCGCCTTATGCTTTATTACTATCTTTAGGTGGTGTTGTCCAAGAGCCAAACTCTGCCTTTGAACTAAACATCAACCAAATCACCTTTGCCTCAGCACCAGCAACAGGAACTAGGTTTTTCTGTGTCGCACTATCTCAGGCACTTGGAATTGGAGTTCCTGGTAATGGAACCGTTGATGGAACAAAACTTTCTGCCACTGTTACTTATACTGGTGATTTTGTATTTGGTGGTGGAATCAGAAATGCAAATGGAAATATTGTAGAAGATCTTTATGAACTTGATGATGCATCAAGTTTCTTTGCATCTGACGGATTACAGAATACAATCATCCCAAGATTTAATGCCGAAAGAGTTTCAATTAGCAATCCATTTAAACTATTAATCACAGTCAATGGTGTCATTCAGTCTGCCTTTGTTTATGACAAAGAATATGTATGGAAAAGCGATGTTCTGATTGCAAATGATGGTTATACAATTGACTATGACGGTAATATAAAATTCTCAGAAGCAATTCCACAGCAGGCACAAATTGTAATGAAAACAGTGTCTGGTGCGAATAAGGCAACTGTCAGAAATTATCCATTTAAACCGCTAGACATCATGTTCTAGGGTTTATAAATAAAAATAATAAAGAACTAAACAAATAAGTAAAGGATTTTTTAAATGGCGAGAAAAGTATTGCTTGAAACTGGTTATACCTTTACCCCAGCAACAAAAACTGTTACGATTCCTCGTGTAATTCCGAGAGAGCGTTTAGTTCTGATTACTAATGTCACCACAAACCAAGTAATCTATAACTTCTCGGATCCAAATCTTAAGGCAGTAACATATACTACGTCTGGTGCAGTAAATGCCAACAGCACAACGATTGTGCTGAATTATAATACTGCGTCAATGACCAGTACTGATAAGTTGCAGTTTCTGATTGATGAGTATGATGAGAAATTTACTCCTTCAGAATCTTATATTGACCCAGTTAATAAACTTAGAGTTTCTGAACCACAGGCACTAATTGACACCGACTTTGAATACGGTACTCAGGTCACCAAGTGGGAAAACCTAGCAACAATTAATAATCGTCCTTTTGCTTTCCAAGGACCTTCTCCACTACCAAGTATAAGTGGAATCACAATGTCAACGGGTTCCAGAACTGTAACTGTTTCATTATCTTCTGGAACGGCACCTGCAAACGGAACACCAGTTAATGTTCAGGACAGTTTCTTAAATATTGCAAACGGAAACTATATTATTGAATCTGGTGGTGGAACATCTTCCTTTACTTATACTGGTCGTGCAGTAAATACGACTGGTATTACAAATATTTTTGATACTAACAAGACTGGTATTTACACAGGATCCACTTATGCTAATGCCGCAATTGGTGGAACTCCAACAATTACAAACTCTGGTACTGCTGTTACGGTTGTAACAACTGTTCCTCATGGACTTGCGATTGGTAATGAAATTGCAATTACTGGAACATCTGCATCAACCAATGCACCAAACGGATCTTGGGTTGTTGCAACTGTTAATAACTCAACAACATTTACAGTTTATGTAACTGCCGCACCAACTGGTTCAATTACAGGTGGTCTAGTTTATGTAAGACCTCAGGCACAATTCTTACACAGACCATTTGACGGTGGTGTTATTTTCAGTTCAAACGCAAATGCCAACTTTGAACAAGCAACTCGTCAAACAAGAAGATACTTCCGTTATCAATCTGGTAAAGGTATTCAGGTCAGTTCAGGTACAATTCTAAGACCTAATCTCCAGATTGATTCTATTACATCATCTGGAACAACAGTAACTGTCATCACTAAAGAACAACATAATATCCAACCAGGAACAACGATTCAAGTTTTTGGTGTAAATGAAACTGCATATAACGGAACATTTGTAGTTACATCCATCACTGGATACAATAGTTTCCAATATACGGCACTCACAACACCTTCGGCATCGCCTGCTTCTGGAAACTTCTATGTTTCTGTAACAAACTGGTTTGGTGCAACCAATAGATTGGGCATCATGGACTCACAAAATGGAATGTTCTTTGAATATGATGGGCAACAACTTTATGCCGTCCGTAGAAGTTCAACATTCCAGTTGTCAGGAAAAGTAACTGTAACTAATGGAAGTAATACGGTTACTCAAACAAGTGCATCACTACCAACTTTCTTTGCCAAGCAACTTGCAATTGGAGATTTTATTGTTCTTCGCGGACAATCTTATCGCGTCATTGATATTGCAAGTGATACTTCGATGACCATTTCACCTTCATACAGAGGTGCAACCGCAGATTTTGTAATTGCATCAAGAACTGTTGATACAAGAATTCCCCAGTCTCAGTGGAACCTAGACAAGTGTGATGGTACTGGTCCTTCAGGATATAATATTGATCTTGGCAGGATGCAGATGTATTACATCGACTATTCCTGGTATGGTGCTGGATTTATTCGTTGGGGATTCCGTGGTCCAGAAGGAAACGTTCTCTATTGCCATAAGTTGGCAAATAACAACGTTAATGCAGAAGCATATATGAGATCTGGTAACCTACCAGCACGTTATGAATCACAAAGTATTCCTCCAACGACAAATATTATTTCAACTCTGAATGCATCAGATACAACAATTAGTGTAGCAAGCACTGCAGGATTCCCATCAAGTGGATCTCTCTGTCTTCGTAATGCAACAACCTATGAGTATGTAAATTATAGTGCTCTAGGTGCAGGAACCAGTACATTTACTGGTGTCCAGAAAGCACTTGCTGGTGTAACTGGTGGCGTTTCAATGACAGTTACATCAGGTTCTAACGTAGCAACGGCGGCGACCACAAACGTCCAAGTTGGTATGAGAGTCATTTCACCAGCATTCCCAGACGGAACTTTTGTTTCTCAGATTGGATCTGGAACTCTTACTCTATCTCAGGCAGCAGTTCAATCTTATACAGGAGTCGGTGTAACGATTCCTCCTATGGGTGCAACTTCTGGTCAGACCTTTACATACTCCGCAACTGACCCTGTTGCAGTTGAACTTGCATATCCAACCTTCGGACCAACAATCTCACACTGGGGTACTTCCGTAATTATGGACGGAAGATTTGACGATGATAAATCTCTGGTTTTCACATATGGACAGAGAACTCCTACAATTCTTTCCCCATCTGTTGAAAGGGCACTATTCTCAATTCGTGTTGCCCCTTCTATTGATAATGGTCAAATTGGTGTATTCGGGCAAAGAGAATTGGTAAACAGAATGCAGTTAACTCTTGAATCTTTGGGACTCAATATTTCACCAATTGGAATTGTTACATCATTCCCAAGCGTTCTGGTGAGAGCATATATTAATGCAACTCCTTCATCAGCAACAGCCTGGACAAATGCGGTTGGTAACGTCGCGGGTATTCAGAACTCATCACTTGCACAGATTGCT